GCACCGTGGAAGTGGAACTGATTGGTCGTTCCCATGCCACCACCACGACCCAAAGGAACGACTGCCTCTGGCCCACGTTCACCAATCATCGCCAATGTAGGTTGTCGCACGATCCCGCCGTTAGCCAATCCCAAAGCCGCTTCGATCTGTGCGAATGTTGTACCTGGCGCATATCCAGCAAGACTGCCACCTGTTCCTCGCAATGGTGCCAATGCTTCACCAGCGGCAACAGTAGCCGCATCGAATCCAGGGGCAGTTACATGGATCCCACTACGGCCTCCACCAAAACCACCAATTCTAGGGGCAGGCACTGGTCGCGACGCATCACGGTGTATCCCTGCGATTGTGTCATGGATGCCTAATGCGATTCCTGAGATCGCCGCGGATGTTGATGCAAACGTTTCCTTGATTGATTTGCTGTCAGCATTGATGTTGTCGGATGTTGATCCAAACGTTTTTTCAACTGATCTGCTGTCAGCATTGACGCTATTGGCCCAATTAAAGATGTCCGCGCCAGTGGCGTTGGTAAACGCCTTAAATACACCTTTTAGATCGTCAAGGTCGAGGTCAATATCGTCCCAATGATCTAAAACTTGTTCGACGCTTTGACCTGTTTGGTCTGCCCATCCTTGAACGATGTCCTCCATTCCCAGACCTGTGGATTTCCACTTAATCAGTGTCGTGTCGAGGTTGTCGCGTAATCTACTTAATGACGCGTCCTGTGATGCCTCCCATCGTTCTTGTGTCGCAATCATTTCGTCCACGGATTGCACCACCACACCGGATGCGTGCATCACTTGATCTTCCACGTGGCCCCATCCCAGTTCTGCGGCCCGCGCCACTTCTTCCATCGACACCTCGACATCGGCATTGGACCTGACGATCTGCGCGGTAGAATCCTCTGTCGCCCGCGCTACCTTTTCGACGTTTTCTTTCATGTTTTCTGTATTTGAAAAATGGGCATCTTCCATCGCGCCCCAGGCTTCGGATTGTTCCCGTAGTTTGCCCTGCGTGTTATTCCCCCAATCCTCAACCGCGTCCTGTGAATCACGCAGGCTGTCCATCGTTCCTTCGATGGCACGGCGAGTGTCGCCCATCCCTGGGATCCACTTGGTTATCGCTAGGAATCCTTCGCCCAGTTTGATGATGAATCCAATCACTTCCTTGGTGAATGTTCCTATCGTCCTGCGGACGATCTCAACTATCTTGTCCCAGTTCTTCCAGGCGGCGATACCAAGGACGATGGCGGCAGTTATTGGACCGAGGGCGATCCCAAGGGCGACCACCGCGATCTTGACTTTGGTGGACATATCGTCCCACTTTTTCCAGACGATAATGGCACCCGTCACAAGGGCCGCGATGGCAATAATCGCCAGTGTGATTGGACCCATCGCAACGCTCAATGTTCCAAACGCCACACTAAGCAAACCAACGGCGGCAACGATAGTTGGGAGAAGCAATAGCAATGGCCCAATGACCAACAACAACGCGCCCAACGCCGCAACGACTATCCCCAAGACTTTGGCGAGTGTTGGATGTGCCTCTGCCCAATCAATAATCTTCCTGACCAACCCCTCAATCATCGGCACCAATTTTTCTATGACCGGGAGCAACGCATCGCCCAACACCTGCATCAGGTCGCCCAGGCGATTCTTTAATTGGGTAACCGGATTCGCGGCGGCTTCGGCCTGGCCTCCGAAACTCTCCATGATGGCGGACAGGACTGCCGTGGCACCAGCACCCTTTTCGACCTGGATGCCATAACGACCCAGTGCTGTTTCCTCGCCGCTGATGGCCCGTGCCACCAACGTCGCGGCGGCTGATAGATCCATGTTCTTGCCAGCGGCTAATTCTATCGTTGGGATCAGTGCCGCCATCGCGTCGTCGTAACTGCCACTAACCAATATCAACTCGCGGAGTGCTTTCCGCTGTTCCTCGTCACCGAAGTTGGTTTTGTTCTGTTGTGCGGCTATCACTTTCTCGATGGTGGCTTCCTGGGCGGCATACGACGTGTTGACGTTCTTTAGTGCGGCATCTAGTTGGTCGATGCCGATCTGTTGGTCTAATGACGATTTGATGGACAGTACGGCGACGCCTGTGACTGCCGCACCAATCGCAGTCGCGGCCATGCCAATGCCCCGGCGGTGGCGTTCAAAGGACGCGCCCAGGCTTTTCATGTTGCCTTCGACATTCTTCAATGCCTGCGATGCGTTGTCCCTGGCCTGTATTAGGACCGAAACAGTTGATGCGTCAGCCATCGTTTTCTACTGCCTCCACCATTTCGCGCCAAGCCTCGATCTGACCCGGCGACATATTGGACGCGTCGTTGTTGTGCTGATCCCTGGCACTCGCCAGCAATCTATATTCCATGATGTTCCGGATCGTCGCCCAATCTTCCCCCATGACCTCACTTGGTAAACATCCAAAGGTTTCACAGATTATCCCGATGGTGACGTAACTGGGTTGTCCGTTTCCGCCAAGGATGTGTTCGCCGACTGCCTTGAGCCTTTTTTTCTTTCGTCGGGTGTCTCCTGATTGGTGGTCGCTGAAACCAACCAGAGCAATTCCTCAGACGACAACTGTTCCAGCACGTCGGGCCTGTCATACGGCTGGTCGATGGCCTTGCCCATCAGGTCGGTCCAGTTCCATGCGATAACACGTCGGGATAACTCACCACACAGTTCTGTGAAGTTCTGGCCCAGTACACCCGGATCAGATCCGGACACTTGGAGGCGCGACAGATTGACCACCTCTTTGACTGTCATAACAGGCAAGATGTCCACCCATTCGTCTTGGTGGATATAGTGTGGAACGCCGGGATTTACGACCTCGCCATCCTCAACGACCTGCCCGATATTGATGGCACAGTCGTCCGATTTAACCCGTGTTGCTGGTATCTTGGGCTTCATAGAGCCTCCACGTCTTTATTCCTGTGCATAATAGTATCTGTTACACAGTATTGTTTAGAACAGAAGTTCCTGTTTTCGAGTGCCATTTCCCGCGCCCCAGGGTCGATTTGCGGGTGTCGGTAACTTTTTCCATATAATCATCCATGACACCGTGACAATTACACCTCTTTAATCAGCATACTCAGTATGCCATATCTATTGGAGAGATCGGGTCGTTTTTTAGGCGACCCGACCATCCAAAAACTTATCCCCTCGTCGGTGCGGCGGCGTCCGCGGCGGCTGATCCACCGTTGTGTCTGAACGACGCAGAATAGGTGATTGGCCCACCAACTGTGGACGTTATCGAGTACGACGTGACGATGGCGAATCCGTTGTATCCGGTCGTTCCGTCAGGCTCGAAATCCCATTCCTCGCCTTCCAAACCCAGTTCACCAAAGATCGTCACATCGCCCTGGCTACTCGCCAAATCGGCGAATCCGCTGATGTCGATGGTCGCTGTTGGTTTGCCTGCCAGGAAGTTCTGATAACTATCGCCAAAGGCCGTGATGTCCGCCTCCGGCACCGTGAAGTTCAGGGTCGCAGAATTTAATTCGTCCTCGATTTGTACGGAGTCGAAGGCGAAGTCGGCGTCCTTTCCGTGAGTTCGTGCCATATCAAGTCCTCCTCAGATTAGCCTTATTTGGCGTTGTGGGTCGATTTGCTGGTGTTCTAGGACACGGCCCGTGTCGTTGATCCGGAACACTGGAACGTCGCGCTGTATGTAGCCGCACCACCAACAGGCAGATTGATTGTGTAACTGGTGCAGAGTGCGCCCGTCAGTCCGCTGGATGTGCAGGTGTATTCCGGTGAGTTGGTATCCGGTCCTGCGCCGTCCGGATCGAAGATCAATGTCTTCGGTCCAGAGGTCAGGGTGATGTGGTCGAATATGGTGGCATCGCCCTGACCGGAAAAACTCATATCCACCGCACCAGACACATCGAAACTGACACCCTTCTTGCCTGCCAGGAAGTTGGAATAGGCATCGCCAAATGCTGTGATCTCCGATTCCCCCACCGTCGCGTTCATCGTGACGGAATTGAGTTCGTCCTCAATCGCTACGCCGTTGAACGAAAAGTTGGAATCCTTGCCATGAGTTCGTGCCATCGCTTCCCCCTATGTGACGAAATAACCGAATGAAACGTAATTCTTGAACGTCCGACTCCCGGTGCCAGTGGACTGAATCTGCACCCGCCACCAAGACTCAACTCCCGCTGGGCCAGTGTTCGACGCGGTAAGGAACGAAACACCAGTGCTGTGCGTGATGGTTCCGAAATTTATCTGTGTCGTGGGGGATCCCCAGGTGTCATTATTCTCACTCTGGATCTCCAGGGCGATGGTGTTGCTTCCCGACCCTCCCATTTCGACCATCCGCCAGATACCGAAAATCGTGTTGGTCGCCGCAATCGTGCCCAGGTTGTAGCCAGTCCCATTGGCGACCACCGTGGATCCGTTGCAGGTTATGGTGGCATCCTCGATGATTCGGGATCGGAATGGTGCGGATGCGCCTTGCCAGGTGACGTTGCAGGCGATGGCATCACCCACCGTGGACACTCTGGGCGATGCGCTGATTAGCGTCGGGCCTTCATAGCCGACGTTTCCTTCGTCCAGTCCGCCAGGATAGATGCCCACGCGTCGGGCCGTGGTGGTCAGATCCGTAAACATTTCGCCGTCGTAATTTGGCGATGCTGTTGACCACAGTCCGTTGACGTTAAAGGTGAATGTCGGTTTGCCCTGGATGAATGTCAATTCACTGTCTGCAAATGCAGTAACATCCGCAGGTGTCTCCGCGAATGTCAGATCCATCGAATTGGATACACCACTGAAATCAAATTCGTCCACCAACAGTCCTGCGCTTTTCGCTGTGATTCTAGCCACGATTCCTCCTCGGCTTTGGTTTTGGCGCGTTGGCTAATTGTTCCTGCGCCCATGTTGCGTCTGATTCCTCGTAAACCTTGATGGCCTGTACTCGCAATAGTGATTCCACGTCGATGGGTTCGTCACCGTCCAATGCGAACCGTTGGCCCGGAATGAATCGGACCGTCGATGGCGTGACGCCCGGCCCCTGGTGGATGTGTAGTTTCCTCAAGGCCAGATACCAAACATCATCCGTTGAGCCATCGGTTCCAACTTTTTCTGGGGTCACTACTCTCTTTCTCCAGAGTTATGTGGTGCATATCTGCAAAGATCGAGTTCTGAAAATCCCTCGATGTTCCACACGATTTGCAAACACCTTCGCTGATTGGGCCATTGGCAATGGCGATCTCCCAGTGGTGGACGCATCTAACTTTGGTCGGCCCGGATCCGGTAGAGTCCGCCGACGTGTTGGTAGATGATCCCGTCCTGATCTTCGGCAAGGTAAATATCCTCCTCACGTCTACACCACAACAATGCGTGGCCCGTGATACTCAACGACGCATCTTGTAGGACCGTATCCACCTGCGTGTCGATGTCGCCCGCGGACTTGGGCCACGGACTCCTGTCGATGGCTTTCACCATATATATCGCATTGCCTCCACGTCCTGTGAACGACCAATAATCATCCACCTTGGACATGGCCTGGAATACCACATATGGTGGCGCAGTACCCATCGGCGCGATCCCGTTATAGACACCACCCGTGGCCTCATTCGTGACGGCCTCGACGTTCAACGTGTCGAACATTGCAGTGTCCAGATTTACCCGTAGATTCGCCATCTAATCACCTACGCCAACCGGACCGCGCCCGGTGGTGCTTGGTCTAGTTCGTTTATGATCTGCCGCATGGCCTCCACGAATCGCGGTCCCTCCGATTCCAGGGCTGGCGTCATAAATGGTCGCGCCCTCATATAGACAGTTCCGTATTCGATGAATGGTGCATATTCAGTACTCGGCCCGATCTTCCACGACAAACCTCCGATGCCATCAGGTCGTGCGTTGATGCTGTTCATCGTTGCACCTGTATCAACTGCGGGCCATTCAGCGATGCGTCGTTTCCCATCTGTCTCTACGTGACGGGCCGCGATCTCCACCGCCATCTTGATCTTGTTTTCCACTTCATCCCAATTCCGTGGCAGTTGGACCGACACCTGCATGTTCATATTAAAGTCAGGCATAAAAATATCCTCAATCGTCATACGCCAGCGATTGAGGACTCCACACCACATTCGTGATGGGAATACACGGTGCCAGCGTTCCTTGACGCTCTATGGGCATCACAGTGCCTCTGGGACGTTTATTCGATTGTCGTTGGTGGACCGAATCCACCCTGACCATCGGACACCAGGCCATCGACCTGATCCGGACCGAATGTGTTGACCTGTCCGCACCGCCGACATTTTATCTCGACGATGCTGTCCGTCAATAGGCGGACACGTGCCAACAGGCTGTTGCATTTATCGTTTCGACATCGTGCCTGCTTTAATCCTAGAGTCGGCGCATCTGGCATATCTTTGATGTCGCCCAGGACTTCCCATCGTCCACCGACTGCACCTCATATGTGCCGCTGGCATGGATGATGCGGTCGGTTTGCAGGACGGATTGGTCATAGCCCACCGCCATCGTGAAATCCAATTGGAGATCTTGACGACCTGCGGACATTGATTCCGATCCGCCCTTGGCGGCGATCCGTGCCGCCACCTGTTGATAGGCATTGGCCCACGATTCCGTGAATCCACCCTGTTTATCTGATTCGATGGTTTTCCGCTGGATGTCCACCATGTCCGGCATTGATTTCCGGGTTTCATCCCGTAGATATACCAGGTCATTGGATTGGATCAGTTTATTAACCATCTGAATATCGCCCGAATTGGCCTGTGCCTGAATCGAGTATATTTAGTCCTGTTAC